CAAAGGAACGAGAAGCGCAAGCAACTCGACAATTTTGAAGAATCACCTTTTTAGGAGTGAACAAATGAAAGCCCAAACCAAGAAGTCCAAGATGATTGCGTTCTTCCGAACGAATCCAAACGCCAAACCAAAAGACGTCGCCGCTAAGTTCAAGGTAGCGATGCCCACTATTTACGCCATACGCAAGCAGGCATTGGCTGGTAGTGATTGGAAAACTGCTGCCATCATGACGAGCAACAAGCCTGTGGCTATTGACGAAGTTGCAGTCCTCGATCAAAACGCTGCCAACCTCGTCTACCAAGCATCCCTCGGGCGTAAGCAACGTTTTCAAGCGAGCAACCAAGCCAACGCCCAGCAATATGGTGGCGACCACTACGTCAACATGGGTGTGCAACCGTGGAAGGCGATGGAAGCATGGATGTCTACGGAAGCATTCGCTGGCTTCCTGCGCGGCAACGCCATCAAGTACCTTGCCCGTGCTGACAAGAAAGGCGGCGTGGAAGACTTGAAGAAAGCCCGTCATTACCTCGACAAACTGCTTGAGGTTCTTGGGGGAAAAGAATGACCACCCTTGCCGAAGCCAAACAACTTTTCGGCGGGGCAATCCGTGGCGAGGGGATGGATTGCCCTTGCTGCGGGCGGTGGGGAAAGATCAACGCCTATCAGGTTACCAGCACACAAGCCAAGGGGCTGATCTGGATGTACACCAACTTCCCGCGTAATCACTGGATTGATCTGGGTCGTGCACCCGAGTGGATACTGCGCTCCAAGCCTATGGCTACCGCCAAGTGGTGGGGTCTGGTCGAACCCGCAGCCAAAGATGAGGGGGATGCAGATAAGAAAGCATCTGGAAGATGGCGGTTGACGGATAAGGGTCGTGCGTTCGTTGTAGGGCGCACCCTGATTCCCAAGTACGCTTTTATCTTTGACAATGGTTGTTTCGGTTACTCTAGCGATATGGTAGACATCCGAGACTCACTCAAGAAACGGTTTTCCTATGAAGAACTGATGGGCAACTCCATGCAGAGACTGACATGAGGTGGGTCTTTGCTGTCTTGTTGGTTGCGTCTATCGGCATAGGCATCTTGTTCTTGGGGTACTACCAAGGGCGTGAAGCCTACATGGCTGGTTACAACGCTGGCTACATGACTGGGTATGTGAATGCAGAAAAGGAGCAATGTGGAAAACGCTGAAGAAAAAGTTTGGAGGTACTTGGTCGAGCATAAAACGCCTGTACTGGCGGCAACACTTGCCAAACGATTTATGTTCAGCCAAAGCCACGTTGCTCGTATTCTGCGAGACCTAGAACGAGCAAGTATTGTTGAAGTGGTGCGTGTCGGTAGTCAGAAATTTTATAGGGTAAAGCCATGAACTTTGACGAATGGTGGGCAACTTTGACGCCACCCGAACGTAGGGTGGTCGGGGAAAGCAACGCTCGGTTTGTCTGGAGCGAAGCCATGAAAAAAGGAACACAAATGAAGTTCAAGAAGAAACCGGTAATCATTGAAGCCGCGCAGTTTCTGCCTAACGACGAAGCCATAGAGCGGGTAATGGCGCTGGCGTCACAGGGTTCTCGTCAGGTGCAGGTCACGCGCATGCCGGATGGGCAGTGCACTATGCAGATCAAGACGCTCGAAGGTGTCATGGAAGCCAGTATTGGAGACTGGATTATCCGTGGCATTCAGGGTGAGGTGTATCCTTGTAAGCCTGACATTTTCAACGAATCATACGAACGGGTTTACGAATGAACATCACATGGTCTTACTCCTCGCTCAAGACATTTGAGCAGTGCCCAAAGAAGTACTACCACTTGAAGGTGGTCAAAGATGTCAAGGACGAGGGCACTGAAGCCATGCTGTATGGGCAGGAGTTGCACAAGTCTGCTGAGGACTACATTAAGGAGGGCACCCCTATCCCACCCAAGTTTGGTTACATCCAAGACACTGTGGATGCCATCAAGAATATCCCGGGCGAGAAGCACTGCGAACTCAAACTGGGTGTCAGGAAGACGGACACTGGCTACGAGCCTTGTGACTTCTTTGACAAGGATGTCTGGTGGCGGGGCATCGGTGACGTGATCGTGGTACAGGACGAACTGGCCTTTTCCTTGGACTACAAAACCAGCAAAAACGCCAAGTACGCAGACCTCAAGCAGTTGGACATCCTCGCCGCCGCCTTGTTCACACACTTTCCCCAGATCAAGAAGATCAAGTCTGCCTTGGCTTTTGTGGTCAGCAACGAGTTTGTCCACAAGGAGCACTTTGCCGAGATGCGGGACTCCTACTTTGCAGCGTTCGAGCCGGACCTAGACCGGCTTGCTACTGCTCAAGAAACAGGAGTGTGGAACACGAACACCGGGCCTTTATGTAAGTTCTGCCCCGTCGTATCATGTGAACACAACCGCAAGCGATAGGAGGCGACCATGCCATACGTCAACAAACCCAGACCATATAAAAAAGAGTACGAGCAGTACCAAGGTACCGAAGAACAGAAGAAGAACCGCGCCACGCGCAATGCCGCCCGCCGCAAGGCAGTACAGGCTGGCAAAGCGACCAAAGGTGACGGCAAAGATGTGCACCACACCACGGCTCTGTCCAAGGGTGGTAGCAACACAGGCAAACTACAAGTCATTTCGGCAGCGAAGAACCGTTCGTTCAAACGTGATGCAACGAACAAACTCGTTTCCGAAGTAAGCCCAAGAGAGCGAAAGAGTGCAAATCGTCGATAACAAAGTACTGCTGCTACAAACTAAGCAGCCACACCCCATCACCGAGCAGATCAAGAAGAGCGCAGTCCTCTCCCAAGAGGACGGTGTCTACGAAGTCGCTGTCAACTGGGGGCTGAAAGAGGCGCAAGCCCTCGCACGGCTGGGTATCAAAGATGCCCCGTCGCCAATCCTGCGCGACTACAAGTGGACTGGCAAACTGACTCCGTTTGCCCACCAGAAAGAGACCGCTTCTTTCTTGACCCTCTACCCCAAAGCCTTTTGCTTCAACGAGCAAGGCACGGGCAAAACAGCATCCGTCATCTGGGCGGCTGACTACCTGATGAAGATAGGGCGCGTCAGGCGTGTGCTCGTTCTGTGCCCTCTGTCTATTATGAAATCAGCATGGCAGCAGGACTTGTTCAAGTTCGCCATGCACCGCTCCTGCTCTGTTGCCCACGGGGATGCTAAGACCCGCGCCAAGGTCATCAACGCAGGTTCGGACTTTGTCATCATCAACTTCGACGGGCTGGCTGTCGTCAAGCAAGCAATCCTCGACGGGGGCTTTGACCTGATCGTGGTCGATGAAGCCAACGCATACAAGAACCCACAGACCAACCGCTGGAAGGTGCTCAAAGATGTCGTCGCCAAGGCTGACTGGCTTTGGATGCTGACAGGCACTCCGGCTGCGCAGTCTCCGCTAGACGCATACGGGCTGGCAAAACTGGTCAACCCTGAAGGTTCTCCAAAATACTTTGGTCAGTTCCGTGACCAAGTGATGTACAAGGTGTCGCAGTTCCGGTGGCTACCTAAGCCTCAAGCACAAGGTGTGGTGCATAAAGTTTTGCAACCCGCCATTCGATTTGAGAAAGATCAGTGTCTTGACCTGCCCGAGGTGACATTCGTTGAACGCGAAGCCCCCTTGACGCCGCAGCAGTTGAAGTACTACCGGATGCTTAAGAAGCAGATGACGATCAGCGCCGCTGGCGAAGAAGTCACAGCAGTCAACGCAGCGACTAACATCAACAAGTTGCTGCAAATCTCAGGCGGTGCGGTCTATACCGACAACCGCGAGGTGATTGAGTTTGATGTATCCAACCGGATACAGGTCATCCTTGAAGTCATCGAAGAAGCCTCCCACAAAGTGCTGGTCTTTGTACCGTTCACGCACACCATCGAGTTACTCCGTGAAGTGCTGGAGAAGAACAACATTTCGTGCGGTGTCATCAACGGGCAAGTCAGCGTCAACAAACGCAGTGAATTGGTCAAAGACTTCCAAGAAAAATCTGACCCTCACGTGCTCATCATCCAGCCGCAAGCAGCCTCTCATGGCCTTACGCTTACCGCAGCAGACACAATTATTTGGTACGCCCCCGTTACAAGCGTGGAGACTTACCTGCAAGCCAACGCCCGAATCAACCGTCCGGGTCAGAAAAACGCGATGACCATCGTGCACATCAAAGGCAGCGAAGTCGAGAGTAGGCTGTACAGCATGCTCCAGAACAACATAACAAACCACGAAAAAATCGTGGACCTGTATCGCCAAGAAATTTCACAAGACGTTTGACAAAGTCAAAAGTTGTGTTATACTCAACTTTCAAAAGCAAGAAGGAGCGACCTTATGACAGAAACAGAATTGACCATTGACGAACTTGTGAGCATCTATCTCAAGATTCGTACTGCCATCGAAGCAAAAGAAGAGCAGCACAAAACTGAACTACAAGAACTGAAAGATCAGTTCGACGTGGTCGGTAACAAGTTGCTTGAAATCTGCAACGAGCAGAACATGGACAGCATCAGAACACCAGTAGGAACAATCTCTCGCCGGGTGTCGTCACGGTACTGGACGAGCGATTGGGATTCGATGTATCAGTTCATCAAGAACAACGATGCACCTTTCCTATTGGAGCAACGAATCCACAATTCCAACATGCGACAGTTCTTGGAGGACAACCCAGACAAGTTTCCGGCTGGGCTTCAGAATGAGCGCAAGTACACCGTGCAAGTCCGTAAACCAACTGCCAAGTAAGGAGCGACTATGGATGAGAAGCAACTGGAGTTGCAGGCGCGGGTGACTGCGCTACAACTCGCAATTCAAGTAGTGGGGGCAACCCCTGAGCAGGTTGTGCAGTACGCACAAACTTTTTACCAATTTCTCAAAGGAGCAAAGTAATGGGCAATCTCGCCATCTTCAAACAGCAAAACGCCGTCGCCGTTTCGGGTAACCGCCAACTAAGCGACCTCGCCAAATCTTTGGCATCGTCTACGACCTCGCGTCGTATCCAGACCAATACCAACGGTACGTTCAAGCGCATCGTCAACGGTGAGCAGATTGGTAACGCCATCCGTGGCGAGATCAACGTCATCATCGTGGGTGCACTGCCCAAGGTCTCTCGTATCTATTACAAAGAGAAGTATGACCCCAACGGCGAACCCACTCTGCCGAACTGCTGGTCTAATCTTGGTGACAAACCTGAAGCCGCTGCTGGTGACAAGCAACACGACAACTGCGCTGACTGCCCTCAGAACATTAAGGGTTCCGGCGACAACGGTGGTAAAGCCTGCCGCTATCAGCGTCGCATCTCGGTGATGGTCGAGGGTGATTCCAGTGGTGATGTGTACCAGTTCAACGTTCCTGCCAAATCTCTGTTCGGCAAGGGTCACGGTAACGTGCATCCGTTCGAGTCATACGTCAAGTTCTTGATCGCCAATGGCGAGTCTCCTGACAATGTGATGACCAACATCAGTTACGACTTAAACGCAGATTCTATGGAACTGCTGTTTACCCCGTTGCGCAACATCAGCGACGAAGAGTACGAACTGGTCAAGGCTGCGCAATCCAAGCCTGAGACCAAGATGTACACCATGATTACCGTGGCACAAGCCGATGGTGTTAAGAAGCAGCCCCCTGCCGTGGAAAACAAAGCCAAGGTAAAGGTTGACGATGTCGAGCCGAAGAAGGCAGTCGTTCGTTCGGATGAACCCGAAGACGAAGCAATCGAAGAGCCTGTAAAGCGCCAAGTTAAAAAAGCCGAGCCTGCGCCCAAGGCTAAGGCAAGTCTTGCTGACGTTGTAAGTCAGTGGGGCGAAGACGAGTAACTCGATGAGTTACGGCTACAGCGCACGGCTGATTGCTCTGAACAAGGAGGCTGACTCTAAGTTACTGGGTGTCAAGTTAGGCAGGATTTGCATCAAACGCAATATCCCTGTCTCGCTTGTTGCATCCCGACTTGGGGTTAGCCGACAGACGGTCTACAACTGGTTCACTGGGGCTAATACCCCTTTGAATCAGTCAGTAGGTGCAGTCGAATCCTTGCTCAAATCTTTCACCTGATTCTTTTTAACGCCTTGGACACGGAGTCTAGGGGGTAGTGCCCCCTTTTTCGACATGATAGATAAAGACCTTTTAAGTATTGTTCAACCGCCCGATGGGTGGTTTGCAGTGCTGGGCATAAAAGGTGAAGACGATGTCAGGCAAAAACTGGTAGCAACACGCGAAGAAGTAGACCAAGTCGCCGCAGAATTTGTGGCGCAAGAGCGAAACGTTTATTTTGGGGTCGCCAAGTTTGCGACAGACCAAAATCGTAAAAAGCCAAACGTTAAAGGGCTGAAGTCATTCTGGCTAGATATTGACTGCGGAGAATCCAAAGTCGCAATCAACGAAAAGACCGGACGCCCCGATGGATACATTGACCAAGCAACTGGACTGCAAGAACTACAAACCTTCTGTAAGAAGATCGGGCTTCCAAGACCACTGCTAGTCAACTCCGGACGTGGCATCCACGCATATTGGCCTCTGACTCGTGAAGTTACCCGTGAGGAGTGGGAACCAGTCGCAGAGCGGTTACGCGAACTTTGTGTTCTTCACAACTTCCACATCGACGGGAAAGTTTTTGAAGTTGCCCGTGTGCTGAGAATACCCGGCACATTCAACTTTAAAGACAATCCACCTACGCTGGTAGAGATTATCAGCGACGCCCAGCCTGTTGACTACGATGACTTCCGCAAGATTTTGGGAGTCAAAGAGATACAGCCCGCAGCCCCCAAACGGGAGTTGACGGAATTGGCAAAAGCCATGATGCAGAACACCACGTCATCTTTCCGCAAGATTATGTTGCGCGGGGAAGGCGGGTGCAGACAGTTGCTTTCGGCTTTTGAAGACCGCGAGACTTTGTCAGAACCCCGATGGTTTGACGCGCTGTCGATTGCAAAGTTTTGCAGTGACCGTGACGTTGCCATCCACAAGATGTCCGAGGGCCACCCAGATTATGACTATGCAACTACTGAAGCAAAGGTAGTGCACATAGTTGGCCCGCACAGTTGCGCAGAGTTTGAACGCAGCAACCCCGGTGGGTGTGATGGATGCCCTCACAAAGGCAAGATTAAATCTCCGATTGTGTTGGGGAAAGAGATTGCCGAGGCGACGGAAGAAGACAACACCGTCGTTGTTGAGAACGAGGAGGATGAAGACACCGAAGTTCACACCATCCCCAAGTACCCCAGCCCATTTTTCCGTGGCAAGAACGGCGGCATTTACAAGATGGTGGGGGATGAAGAAGAACCTTTGCGGGTCTATGAGCACGACCTGTATGTGGTCAAGCGCATGCGTGACCCTGTGTTGGGTGAAGTCATCGTGATGAAACTGCACCTACCTCGGGATGGGGTTAAAGAGTTTGTTGTGTCGAACGTGCAAGTCACGGACAAAACCGAATTACGCAAAGTGCTTTCTAGTCACGGCGTAGTTTGCAGCACGAAACCTTTTAATCTGTTGATGGAGTACCTATTCCTCTCTATCAAAGAACTTCAATATAAACGGAGAGCAGAACACATGAGGCAACAATTTGGATGGGCCGATAGGGACAGCAAGTTCATTATCGGTGACCGAGAAATTACACCAGACGGCATCTTTCATAGTCCGCCGTCGAGCACTACGCACAACCTAGCACAGCACATGCAACCTACGGGCACACTGGACAAGTGGAAAGAAGTGTTTGCCCTGTATGGTAGACCCGGTCTGGAACCACATGCGTTTGCAACGCTGACAGCCTTTGGTTCCCCCCTGCTTAAATTCTTGGGGCAGAACGGAGCCATCATTAACGTTATTCATCCCAACTCAGGTACAGGTAAGACCACCATCTTGCACATGTGCAACAGCGTGTACGGAGACCCCGGCAGACTGTGTGCGATGTGGGATGACACCCTACAAGCAAAACTGTTGCGCCTTGGTGTGATGAACAACCTGCCATTCACCGTGGATGAGATGACCAACACCACTCCGGCAGACTTTTCAACATTGGCATACAGCATGTCACAGGGGCGGGGACGTGATCGGGTCAAGGCTAACGCCAACGAGTTGCGTCTAAACCTTACTTCGTGGCAGTCAATGTCTTTGTGCTCATCAAACGCTTCGTTCTACGAGAAGATGGCTTCACTCAAAAGCAGCCCTGACGGCGAGATGATGCGACTGATTGAGTACAAGATCGACTACAGCCCAGCAATTGACGTGGCAGAAGCCAAGCAAATGTTCGACCACCAACTGAAACAGAACTTTGGATACGCAGGTGACCTGTATGCCAAGTGGCTAGTAGACAATCTGGAAGAAGCAAAGAACACGGTCCTTGGCATTCAAGCCAAGATCGACAAGGAACTTAAACTTACGCAGCGGGAACGCTTCTGGTCTGCCGTGGTTGCCGCAAACATTACTGGTGGTTTGATTGCTAAGAGCATTGGCCTGATCGACTGGGACATGAAAGTCATCTACAAGTGGGCTACCCAAATGATCTTAGGCTTACGTGTGGAGGTGAAGCCACCAGCAAGTGATGTGATGGCAGTCGTTGGTGACTACATTAACCGCCACATGCAGAGCATCTTGGTTGTGAACGACGAGGTTGATCGCCGCACCAACATGGCAATGTTGCCGACACTGGAGCCTCGCGGTGAGTTGCTCATACGCTATGAGCCAGACACTAAGAAGATGTTCTTAGCCGCCAAGCCGTTTAAGAACGATTGCGTCAAATTCCAAGTGAACTACAAAGACACGCTGGCGCAGTTGGAAAAGAAAGGTATTTTCCTCGGCACCATGAACAAGCGACTATCTAAAGGCATGAAGGTTGTGTCGCCGGGAGTGCACTCGCTAATCTTTGACTGCTCCAATACTGAGTTCATCAGCATGGATGAGTTTGCAACCCCGAGTGCTAACGATGCTGGTGGAGAAGGTTAGTTACCAAGTGAACTGGAAAAAGTTTAGGAAGGGGTGCTCGTTTTTCATCCCTTGCCTGAACCCGCCTGTTGCAGAGAAAGAGATTCGTCGTACCACACAGAGGTTTCGGTACAACATTCTGACCAAAGTTGTGATTGAAGACGGCGTTAGGGGTTTACGGATATGGCGTCTTTGATATACTGAGCGCGGAAGAATCGCTCCTTCCGCTTTCTTGGCGTAGTTGCCTTCTTGACACCCCGGGGTAACCCCCCGGGGTTTTTTATTCCTGCGGAACTTGTGAGCGTTCGAGCAGAGGGTAAACGTACGGGGCTTCGTTCGGAGAAACCATAAGCCCTTCGACTGCCTCCATACGACGCTGTGCCCGACCAGACAACGACTTCGACACAGTCTCACCATTGATGGCAAGCATGCCGTTTTTGTAGTTGTAACGGTCAATGGCTATGAGAGCATCCTCAAGACGGGTTTCGTTGGCGTCCGTTGGATCGTTCTCATACCGCTGCACTGCAAGGTCAAGATCAGCAAGCACCTTTTGGCGGTCTTTCTGAATGTCCATCACCATGCGTTTGGCGATGAAGTTCTTCTTCTGAATCTCAGCAACCTCAGTGCTTTGGAACCCGAGCGATGTGCCGAGCAACTTGCCTGTGGTGTACCACTCGGCGTTGCGAATCTCGGCACCTTGACGAGTTTCTTCTCCTTCAGTTGCCTGTCGTATGGCTTTAGCACCACCACGGAAGAATGCAGGGAGCAGTTTTTCAACCCCACGATTGAACTGCCCGTTGTTAAAGTCATCGAACGACGAAGCAATCTGCTGCCCCATGCTACCGAACGGGCCAGTCACAAAGTTAAAGATGAACTGCGTGAATGCAGCCTTGGAGTCTTCCGCAGGTGCATCGTCACGGAACCACAGACCATCTAGTGACACCGACGCGCCGATATTCAGATCAGTCAGTGCCGAGATTGGCCCCATCTTGACACCACGTTGTAGAGCAAGAGCCTGTTCGTCGGTAAGACCCATTGCTTTGGCAAGGTCGCTGCCCGGGCCAAAGTAGTTCGGGATGAACCACTCACGGAACCATAGGTCAAGGTTACGCTTGCCAAGCGGATTGCCATCATCATCAATGTCGTACTCTTCGTCTGAGTCATCGTCTTCCATGTCAGGACGCAGCAACTCACGAATACCTTCAGCCATACCCATAATCATGCTGTATCCGGGCAGGCCAACCACACCAGCAAACATACCCGTCATGCCCAGCGTGCCAAAGAACTTGATAGCAGCATCACGTTTTTCTTCCTTGTTCAGGAAAGGCAGCATGCCGTAGAAGTTACGCACCAGATAAGAAGTCATCTGAAGCGGGAAACTCATGAATTGAGTAGCCAAACGAGGGATGGCACCCGCTCTCATGATGCGCGGCTTGTTGTACTGCGAGTAGTTGAACAGGGTCTCGTAGACCATGTCCGTTGCAGCCTTGATCGCACGGTCCGTTGCGTCTGCGTTGTTTAGCCCTTCTTTCTTAGCACGAGCAAACTCCAACTCAAACGTGGACATGTACATAGTCTCACGAGTGATGCGCTCCAAATGGTGGAAGGCACCGCCCATCAAGTTCAATGTAGCCCGAGTGCCCTTCTTCATCCAGCCTTCGTACTTGCCCGTAGGCACAGAGGCACGGCTTGTCATGTCCGCAGCATAAGTAGACATGAAGATGTCTCGGTCTTGGGCTGCTTGCCATGCAGTCTTGAGCGCCTTGCGGTACTCAGGATCGGGATGCTTATTGACGTAGGAGGAGTCGTTGATGGACGGCTCGCCCCAGTTGGTCACCACATTCCCGCGCTGGTCTACCTTCGTAGTGCCAAGTTTGTTGAACAGGAAGGAGTAACGCGCCGTAATTTTTGCCGTATCGGCGGCACCATATTTAGCAGCCAGTGCAGGCAGGCCAACAATCGGCAACTGGGTCATTTGCACCAGAGCCGACTTAGGCGAGGTCAACATGTAATAGAAGACCACTTGGTTACCGATACTTGCCATCTGATCCCAGTTAAATTCACCCGGGACTTGAGGAGTCATCTCTGCTCCGGCACGCATAGCAATCTCATCGACGAAAGCCGACAGTTTCAACTTGTCAGGATTGCCTGCAAGTTCAGCGTAAGCCGAGCCGATACCCAGACGAATCTGATCAGCGTATGCCAGACGAGCCAATTGGTTAGCCGCAGTGTGCTGAGACACGATGAAGTTGCGAAGCACGTCGGCACTAAAACCAGTCTTGCCTTGGCGGTGAGTGAACTTGCGACGGATGTCACGGTCAGGCAACGTCATCAGGTACATCTGGTAGACCTGATCTTTGATTGCATCTACGTCCGTAATAGCAGCCTTACCAGTGGTGGGGTCCACCTTGGCGCTGTCCTCCAGTGCCTTAAAGATGTCCTTGAGCATCTGGCTGGACTCAACGATGTCGTTGCGCATGTCACGTAGGTCGTCGCCTACGTCGTAGTCTTGCGACTCGATCATCTCCTCCAACGTTTTGCCGGATTCTTCCGCACGCTTACGAGCAAAGTTGTTCCGCGCCGCAGCGGACTCAAACATGTAAAACTCGCCCGATTTACCTTGACCAATACGCAACCAGTGATTGCCGTAGCGCATGAGGGGGAAATAGACCCCCAACTGCTGGGCTTCTTGGAAAGTCTGCGTGATCTGAGCAATCAGTTTGCCTTTCGGGGTGTTGGGTTTGCTGGCACTACCCGGAATGTTGGCTTTGGTGATCTTGTCGATCAGCAACTTTTGATGTAGGTCGAACGTGTCCCTGTAGGCATCACGCGCCATGACATAGATACGCTGACCTTCACCGTTGCCGAACGCAGGCTTGGCAAGATTGTCCCATCCACTGATGTTGTACCGCTCTCCGGTATGCGGGTTAACCACTAAGCCACCCTCGTACACCACCTTCAGTTCGTTCTCACGCTTGGTAATATTGCCCTTGGCAGTAGACCGTTGCTTGGGTGACTTGTTGGGGTCATTGAGCGCGGCTTGGTAGTCAGCCTTCAGTTTTTGCAACTGCGGGTCGTTTTTCAATGCTTCAGCAAGGTCCGGGTACAAAGTAGGATCAACACCTAGCAGCGTAGATGCGTGCATCACATCGCCCAGCGCCCGAGCACCGTCTTCGTACTTCTGACCAAATGCCACCCACTCGGGGACTCGTTGAGCCAGTTCCCGAATCATCTTGGCACGCATGCCAGCCATGTCCTGCACGGCATCATTGACGGCACGGATGTTGTTGATGCGATCCCCCACCCAACGGGTGATGTCCATTGTGGTTTGAGTCGGCAAAATTTTCCGTATCGTACCCACAGACAAAGCACTGTAGACAGACTTGAGTAGACGGATTGCATCCTTGGCATTCCGGGTCTGCATCATCAACTCACCGATGTTGGCGTTCAAATCTGTAGCCCGCTGCGATTTCGCAATCTTCCCAAGCGTCTTGTTTTGCTTTGCGGTGACTCTCTTTGCGAGAGCCATGATAGTGCTCCCAGAAGAAGGCGCGGGTGCTGCACGTAGCAGACGATCCGTAACCACTACAAGGTCTTGGAACGCAGAGTCATACTGCGGCCCCATGTTGAACATCTTGCGCAGAGACTGAACAAACTTAGTCAGTAGACCACGGTTGAGCGTACCCCCATCGAACTTGTACTGCCCGGGCACCTTCATCAAGAAGTCTTGCATCTCGGGCTGGGTCATGCCATAAGCCACAAACTCCTTGAGGTCGGTGAAGGCACCAAGATCGTAGAGCGCGTCTTCCAGCGGATCGGTTCTGCCAGTGACGTTCATCACAGCGTAGTACTTGTACGCCTGCAACATCACTTTCTGCATATCAGCGATAGCCGCACGGGCTTGGGGGCTGACCGAGTTGGGGTCTTTAGTCCATGCGTTGATCTGCGCCATCGTCGCACCGTGAAGTGCTTCGTGCAGGAACGTCATGTTGTTGATGCCACGCAACCCGGGCATGTTGCTCAGGTAGATGGTGCGCTGCTTACCCTTTTCGACATACAGACCCATCGCGCCACGGAAGTTGCGGCGGGTACGGGCATCGGGGATGTCAGTCTCAGGGTTACTGACGACAACAATCTTCACACCCTTGAGGAAAGACTTGATGCGCTGGGCAAGCAGTTTCTCAAACGGGTTGCCGGTCTTAATGACGTGATCTATCGCCTTGGTTGCGTCGGTAACCGTCTCGTAAAACGAATCAGGCTGGGCGTTAGTGGAGTCACCAAGGAGGTCTGCACGGGCAGTACCCGTCTGCTTGGCACGATTTTGTGCCCGCTGTTTCTCTTGGAGATCAACACTTGGATGGTCGATGACGGTCTTGGCAATCTGCTTGGCTTTGGAAGTCGGGCCAATGTTGCGGTCATTCAGGATGCGGTAAGCCTCGGCAAGGGCATTGTCTCGTTCCTGCTGTAACTCCATGCCTGCGGCACGGGCAGCATCCATGTTGTCGTAGTCGTCCGCACTGAACGGCTTTTCGACGACGGCACGGGCTTTCTCCGCAGCGCGAATGGAATCGCGCCCGACTTGCTGGCGTTCTTTGCGTTGAGCATCGGCAGCGGCTTGTTCTTCCGACGTGCGCTCCACGGGCTTGCGACCACGTTTGCCCTTTGGCTTCAGACCAGTCTCAGGGTTTACAGGTAACGCAGAAGCAGGAGTAGTATCAGTGACCGCGTCCAGAGTTACGGTTTCCGCAGGCGAACCCAAGAATGCACT